CTCCCCCTTTTTTTATCTATTGTCACCACTTCCACCCAGTGTACCTTTATCTTTACGTTTTTGTAGCTTGGCTAAATTCTGTGAAGCTATCATTCCCAACGTTAGATTAAGATCGTCAGCCAGTGCAGCACAGTACCACAGTACATCACCTATTTCACTGGCTATGTCCTCTCGCCATGTGTCAGGTCGTTTCTCAGGTCCATCACGAATAAGTTTTTTTACCTTGTTGGCTACCTCACCTGCCTCACCTGCCATACCCAATGCAGGATAGGTAATCTTATGTTGATCAGGATATATTGCTGTAGTAACGGCTGACCTTTGATACGAATTAAAGTCAACCATGTCGTACTTCTCCTTCAGAAACTGCTCTGCTTCTTGCTTTAAGTTCATATGCCTTTACCCTTTTAAGTTGCTCAAAGTAGGCTTTATTAAACCCACGTAGCCATTCCCGATGCTGCATAGTATCCTTGTGGAATGGATTAAACACACGCCCATGTTTAAAATCGTTGTAACCTTTCTCGTGTTGAAATTTTAACGGTGCATCATATTTGCCAAGGCCACGTTGTTTTCTAGTAAGCTGTTTCATGTGTACTCCTTATATCCATATACATCATTGTAGATGTTTTTCATATCTTTACTTCCTTTATTGTATCCATTTATGTAACCAATAACAAAGCCACATATTGCTATACAAATTCCGTATATAATTGATTCCATTATATTTTCTCCTTATGTTAAGCTGATTAATTCGGCTTCTTTATATGGCACATGAAAGAACTTTTCACCTGCACGAATGTTTCGTCCTTTTGCTTCTTTCAAACGATCCTCTGTTAGTGCTGTATCTTTAATACGGAACACCTGTTTTAGATCATTACGGAATACATAGAAGTTAAGAACTCCATTCTTTTCTTTGTACTTCTCTACCAAACGTTTCTTACGTTCTGGTATTCGTATCTCAGCCCAGTGACTAGGCCAGTCACCTTTCCATGCACGTTTGACCTCTGCTTCATTGAAGTAGGTGTAGTCTTTTTTAGTTGACACAACATCAACATTAAAATCTTCTTTGACTTCACCTACGTTATGCCCGACACCCTTCAAATAATTTACAAGAGTGTCTTTTGCAACGTTGTCATACTTGTCGTACCACGATTTATTAAATGGATGTTTGATCATATAAATCTCCTTTTATTGTGGGAGTAGAACCATTACAGCCCTACTCCGTTTTTGTTTAAAGCCCATCAACAAGAGCTTGAGTTTGTGCAAGTTCTGGATCACTAACTAAACCATATTCAGCTAGAGGTCCATCTGGCCCTGCAATTTCATCGGACACAAAAAACTGAATATATTCTTTCAGTCCTGATATTTGTCCAATGTGTTCATTCTTTACATAGAATTGTAAAGGACGAGAGATTGGATATTCACCACTAGCAATTGTTTCTGTACTAGCTTCAATACCATTTACTTTTGCTGCATAAATTGTATCTGTATTATTTAATAGAAAAGATAATCCAAATACACCTATACCCTCTTTGTTTGCACTAAGAGAAGCAAGAGTTTCTGTGTAGTCACCATCAATGTCAACTGACACACCATCTGTTCTTACTTTCATGCAACCTTTTTTACCGTGAAGTTCGTAAGCACCTACAGCTTTACAACCCTCTATCATAACTTTTTTATCAAACACTTCTCGTGTTCCATGTTTAGTTCCAGGGATATATGCTTTGATAGGTCTATCAGGAAAAGATGGATCAACTTCTTTCCAGTTAGTTGCTTTAGATTTATCTGACAGTGCAAGATAAATATGTGCAGGTGTTAAGTTTTCAAAACCTTTTGTTTCTAAACGTGATGCAAATACAATACCATCATATCCTATTTGTATCTTTGTAAAGTCACCGATATTTTCTTTACATCTTATAGCTTCATCTTCTTTCATAAGAGAAGAAGAGTTAGCAATATCTACTGTGTTTAGGCCAACACCTTCACACATTCTTTTACGTCCTGCACCCGATCCCCCTGATTCAATTACAGGTGTAGGAAAATCAAAGTTTTCACCAAAGGCTTCAGCAACAATAGTTGCATAAGGTAATACAGTCGATGATCCTGCAACATGTACGTAATCACGTGCAGTAAGTGTGGTAGCAAACAAAGTTGCACCAACAAAAGCTAACAATTTTTTCATATAATAATCTCCTTTATACATACGTGCCTCTTAAGCACGTCATTGTTATACCACACTTTTGTAACACTATTATGACTATGCTCCAATGTCCACAACTTCACAGACATCACCAGTGCAAGCAAATGTTTGACTTGACTTAGTGCTGTCCTCTTTTTCATACTCAGATAACACAGACCAATCAATAGCCTTTGGCATCTGCTTTAGTAATGCCTGATATTCTTCCTTAGTGCAATCCTGATATGGTGCTTGCTGATAAGTATGATCAGAGTGTGGTAGAAATGACACACCTGACATCTCATCAAAATGTTTATAAACAAATGCGCCTACCTCTAGCCATTCATCATCACGTACAGTGCAGGTCACACTAGGTTTATGCTCACACCAATGTCGTTGATACATTAGCCATGTCTCTAGCTGCTCAACTGCTGTCATATCATTACGAGTAACAGCTTTGTGCGGTGCTTTCATTGGGAAACTAAACACTGTAGTAGTCTCAGGATTAAACACACACGGTTCAGCAGGTATGCCTTGGTCTTTCATCATGGTTGTAAGAGGATCATTATTATCTCCTCTAACGGTTCTAATGTAATAGTCGTTATGACGTGCATGTATCCCACTGGCTGAGTCCACGAGTTGTGATACAGTCCCACTAGGTTTGTTGCAAGAAATAGCTGTGCTATGATTAATGCCAAGACGGTCAGCCCACAAAGCATTAGTGGTAACTGCAATCTTACGTAAATGTTCAAGTGTCTTATCCAATCCCTTGTTCTTAGTGGTCATTAATGGGTTGTCCATTACCCCTGTGAGAGACACACCGAGCAGTCGTTCTTCTTCTGTATTTCGTTGCCACACCTTTCGCAGATATGGGAACTTGGTGTATGTAGACTGTATAGTTCCAAGAATTGTAGCCAGTCGTACTTTACGTTCCAAATCTTCCAGAGTGTCAGTTGCACGGACAACAACTTCCGTAAGATTGCACACTTGACCTGATCGTAATATGATTTCGGAACACGGATTAGTTCCAAAGTCATGGTCTGGATCACGTCTACCATATTTTGCAGCTTGATTTTTAGATGCTTCACGATTAAATATCCCCCTCTCACCTGATTTACTTTCTACTAATGCCAACCACTCACGCATAAATGTTTCAGCATCTGGTTTTTCTGTGTATGATACACTGTTATTTGCTAATGCACGATGTGCAGCTTCGTTCCACCATTGTCCTGACTTAGCATGTCGCATACGATCATCACTAAGGTTAGACAAACTAATCATGGCACTACGTCTGACACCACCCACGACAACTATCTGTCCTATGAAACACATAATGTCGTGACATTCTAGTGAACTAAGTCTGCGTCCTTGTGCATTTTTAAATGTCTGTACAGTAAAGTTAAACAGATCAACTAATGGTGCAGGTCCACTGGCTCTACCACCGAATGTCTTTAGTCGAGAACCTGCAGGACGTACTTTAGTTACATCCCATTTAGGTATCTCCCCTGCCCATAGGAGTGCAAGTAATTGCCTATAAGACTTAGCCCATCCTTCCTTACTGTCCTTTACCACAATGGTAGTATCACTGTCGAACAGTTGTGGTATCTCTGGAAGTTTAGAGATAAACTGTCTCTCGACACTGAAGCCGACACCAGTTCCACACAAGAGTATGAACATTGCTTCATCAAAGGCATAGGGATGATCTACGTGAAGGTATGAGCAGTTGTACATACAAATGTTATCACGGTCTGCTGCTGCACCTGCAGTCATCATAGCTCTCATACTAGGCATAACATCTAAGCTAAGTATGGCATCACGTATCTGGTTTATGTAACTGTCGTTACCTGCAATCTTACGTACAACATTATCCATATAACGTTCTACTGTTTCACTCCAACTCTCTCGTCTCTGTTCTTTCTCTAGCCACCTAGCATAACGAGAGGTATGTATAAATGACTGATAGTCTGTTGGTAAATAGTTGTCCATGTCTACTCCTGTGTAATTATTTTCATGTTTCTAATCTTGATACCATCCACATCGTGAATGAAATCGTTTAATGCGTCCTCTATTTCTGGGTCAATGAAACCGTCCACAGGAACGTGATATTCTTCTTCGTCAATCTCTAATGTAAGAAATACTTTAACTATCATCAACCACCTCTATTAGTTTATTTAAATACCACTGAGCTTTGTGTAGGTCTTCCAAACCATTCTTGTACTTGTATCTCCATAGGTACTTCATAATGTTACCCTGTAGATAATACTCAAAGCCATCATCAGTAGCAGCACGAATGGCATTAATACATTCAATACCTGCTTGATTATAGTGTGGTGGATTGTTTACATTGTCTGCCATTCATGTTCTCCTTCTACTTAAAATTTACTTTTACTACGTTGCCTTTTCGTTCAGTAATAACTGGCTTAGTACTGTCATCACCGAACTGTTCCATTGCTAGTTTGTAAAGTTTCTGCCTAAACTCATTATCTAATTCCATTAAAGGAATAGCAGATACTAGCATGTCTGTCAAGATACTAAGATGTGTATATTCAGTATCAGATAAATTATTTAAATCTGTTGTAACTTGACCTACAGTAATGTCTCCATTCCATTCACCGTCTTCCATAATAGGTGATATACGTATTATGAAATCGTTAGGGTCAAAGTTAATAAAGGTTTGTTCTTCTTCCATGTCATCTCCTTTTTATCTTTTCGTAAGGAAACTCTACAAGTTCTGGATGACTGTCTTTACCTTTTTCCTTCAACCATTCCTCTGGAATAACCCTATCTGCATACAAGAAATTATTTCTATCACACCATAAAGCATACGTAGTCTTTGCACCCTTACTTAACTTACGTCTACTGTTCTCGAACACAAAACGTATGTCTAGGTCAGGGTGTTGTTTTTTTATAGCTATATGCTTTCTCCTATCGTCTGTAGTAAACCTTCCTTTTGTCTCTATGATTAAGCCGTTATGCAATATAAAGTCAGGAGTATAGGTGCGGTACATCAAGTCTTCCCATTCTATCTTGAGAGACTCGTACTTAAAACGTACCTTCCGTTCTCTCAAATAGTCCTTGACTTTTATTTCTAGACCACTCCTATACCCCTGCTTCAAAGCATGTTTGAAACGTTTACCGTCCACTAGAACTTCCAGTGATAATGGAAAGGTGCACCAAAAGATGTTGGTTGTACACCTAGTTCCTTTAGCTCCTGACGGATAGCTTCATCAGCTTCTTTACGTGCTTGCATTGCTGTACGTAGCCCTGCATATTTAGCTTCACGTAAAGCTTTCTTCTTTTCCGAGAGTTCTTGTTCCATCTCTTTGATGTTATCCTGCAACTCTTGGATTTCTGTATCACCTATCATACTTTTACTCCTCTATGTATGCCACTATCTTAGGGTCTTTTGCTTTAGACATTCGTGATGGCTCTTCTTTCATAGTAGGCCAACACTC